TAAATGCCCATTAACTGCGGTTTTTGGGCATTTGGGCGTGTTTTACGCCATTTCCTAAACTCAAAGGGGCAGACTATGTACGCTTTTTATTCTGATGGTAACGTTTTAATTAAAGCCTATTTGCATGGCAGTGATTGGCAGTTACTTGATTCAACTGGAAATGAAAGATGGTTTTCCGTATGGCATGCCGATAAAGTGGCATCACTGTATCGCGCATTTCATGATTTTCTCGGTAAAAATGGCGGTTTCGCTTCTGCTAACATTGTGCAAATAAAGGGTAAACAATGAAAAAACTTGGCGAACGATTCGACGAAAAAATGGAGCAAGGGGGCGTTTTCTTTTATGCAATGGCACTGGTAATTTGCTTTGCGGTTTACTTAGTGCTAACCCTTGCCATGCTGATATTCTGACAATGTAAACTTAAAACCCTTGACTGTAAACTTAAGCCCTTTTTGGGGCTTTTTCTTTTTCACCCTTAACTTACCCTTACCCTGAAAATAAAACGCTGCCAGCGGCCTAAAAACGGCCTTGCCGCCGATTCTCACCGCTTGCCGCCAATCCGGTTTTCAAAAATCCAGTATGCAAAATCACTTTGTAGTCAAGTTGGCAAGTCTTGGTGGTCTATTCTCTTGACATTTGAATCTGCCAAAAAAATCGGAAATGATCCGCGCATGTTTCGCATTGTGCGTCCGAACTTTTCCCTATAGCTATACGAACCCTATAGCTATAGTAACCGTATAGTCTTAGTAAATACCTTTTCCTATATGTTTTGAGAGATAGATTTTTTTCATATACGTTTACCCCGATGATCCTATAGCTATAGCACCCCTATAGCTATAGCACAACTATATCTATACGAACCCTATAGCTATAAGAACCCTATATCTATACGTTTACTAAAGCTATATGAACCCTATAGCTATATGTATATATGTGTTCTCCCGCTTTACAAAATAACATTACAGTTATCCACAGACTATCCACAGAGTTATCCACCGTATTTTCTTGTCACAACTCTATCTCTCAAAATAGTTGTTGACAGTGTTTATTGTGTGTATTAGTGTGCGCCTGTGCTGATGCACACTATCCGTTTCCTAACTTATGAGGTGTCTATGACTACTACCTTTCTGGATCATTCTGATCCTCGTTTCGACACAGACCTAATAGACCGTATCCGGCAGCAGGAAGCTAATGCTCAGGCTGCATTAGACCGAGCTAAAGAGTCTGTACGCCATCTCTCCGCTTCTGTCTTGCGGCTACGCGAAAGACGTTTCCAGTTGATAGAACTTGATGCTTGATTGATATAGGGGCTGATCCATGACTTACTTAAAAGACATCAAACTATGTGTTGATTGTGTTTTCTTTGGCACACCACACGGGCAACGTGATCGTTGTCTTAATCCCAAGCTAACGACTGTCAATCTTGTTGATGGCACTGAAGACTACCCTTATTGCTTTGCTCAGCGGCGTAGCTACTCTGAAACACAGTGCGCGACTGTGGGCAGGTTTTGGGTGTTAAACGAAGACACTCAGATTGCCAAAGAGAAACGCAGGCAAGAGTTCGAGGAGGCTATGCGTGATTGCCCCTTCTGAACGTGCGTTGATGGCTGACATGGGGCGCAAGATGCTTCAGGTAATCAATGAATGGTGGGCGAAGTCTGCCGTTACCTTTGCCATTGCCGCCTTTGCCTACTACGCTGGTGTTGCTCAAACTGAAAGCAGAATAGCCGCTGACTGTCGGTTTGCTGCGGCCTTCAGGGTGGACATTCAAGCCTTTACTTGCCAGAGGAAACTATGAACAGAGATGACATTATCCACATGGCGCGGGAAGCTGGCATCGGTTGGCTTGAAAGAGCTGAAGGCATATCAGAATTTCTAGAACGCTTTGCCAGCCTAGTCGCAGCAGCGGAGCGCGAGGCTTTTGACGCAAAGTATCCGATCCAACTCACGCACGATCAATATAACGTCGTCATAAATGCAGCACTTAAAGACGAGCGCGAAATGTGTGCAAAGGTAGCTGAAGATATGGGCAACATAGACGGAAACATGAACAAAACATGGCGAAACGGATGCTTTGACGTTGCCTTTGCTATCCGCGAGAGAGGTGCGCCATGACTGACCGAGAATTGATGGAGAAAGCGCTGGATGCGCTGGAGTCTGTATTTGAGGGTGACGACAAAGGAGCCGAGTATTGGACTGTAACTGGCGGCACTTATGAGGCTGTTGAGTGTATGCAAGTAATGAGAGCTTTACGCGCCCGACTCGCGCAACCTGAACCGGAGCCGGTGGCGCACTCCGTTATTGCTGGCGCACTATTTGATTTCATGGGCTGGCTCACCTCGCGCAAAGAGCGCATTGTGCTTTCCTCTGCTGATAACGCCTCGCCAGCTGTTGAGGTCATCACTGAATTTGCAAAGATGCGAGGGCTGTCACTGGATGATGCGAAAGTTCGAGACTGGAACACCGCCCCACCACAGCGCGAATGGGTAGGGCTGACGGATGAGGAGTACGAAGCAACGGCGGAACACTATGTGACCAACTGCTATTTCGACACCTTGAAATATGCCCGCGCCATAGAAGTCAAGCTGAAGGAGAAGAATCATGGCTGACGATGATCTGTTAATCCAAGCCTTACACGCCCTGATTACCGCCTATGACTGCATTGGGTCAGAGGATGAGCGTAAGGTGGTCAGGCAGGCCATAGAAGCCTTGCAAGAACGCCTAGCGAGGCCAGAGCCTAACCTGTGGGAAAGGGATCAGAAACGATGACAGCCAGTATCTTGATCTTCATGGGCGTTGCCTTAGTCGGTGCAGGTTGTTTGGTAGCAGTGGTAGCCTTGATCCTCTTTTTGGCATCTACCTTTGAAAATGACTGACGATCTGATAGACAAGATTATCCAAGCTACTGCCGCTGACCTAGGCGACTCCATAGACGAAGCCTATCTATGTGAAGGTCGAGAATTGGTGCGATCAATTATCAAGAACTACCGCACCTATGTAAGATTTGACGTTGTAGAAGTGTATGACTTTGGCGATACACTTTCTGAAACAGTCTGGCGTAAACGTCAGATAGCCAAAGAATCCGAAACCTAACTATGAGGGGCTGATATGAGTGACTTTTCACCCGAAGTGCGTAACAACGCACTGTGGTCGAATGATGTGCTGCGTTTCGTCAAAGGACGAGCTGGCGAAGTCTTTGCCGAGAAAGTCGGCGTTAAACCATTAGATGACTTATCTGATGTGGAAGCAGTACAAATGGGTTTAGTAATGCAAGAACCCATTATGAAAGAGTTTGCCAGAAGGAAACGCATTAACTTCAAAGACGCAGACTATGCGCTCTACCATCCACAGCACAGCTTCCTAGCTTCCCACTTTGATTACATAGCCGAAGATGGGCAAACGCTCTATGAGGTCAAGAATCTAGGTGTCCATCAGCGCAAGAAGTATGGCGACGATGGCAGCACAGATATTGACGTAGGCTATTACGCTCAATGTTTGCATGAATCGCTTGTTCATCGTATCCCCAACGTAATCCTAGTGGTCTGCTTTGGTGGGCAAGAGATTACCCATTATCCGCTTACCTTCTCTGCCGAACAATGGGATATGCACGCCAGAGAAATGGCGCAGTTTTGGGGCAGGATCAAGGCTAGGAACTTTGACCCTGAAACAATGGGTGACGCTGCCAAGATTGTTTACAAGCAAGACAATGGCAGCAGTCTGGTTGCTAACTCTGATCTTGAGCAAGCCTGCGAGATGCTGTCAGTTATCAAGACACAGAGGAAAGCATTGGAAGCGCAAGAGGACGCGCTGACTGCCAAGATTCAAGGCTACATGATGGAGTCTTCCCAACTGGCAACCTATGACGGAAAGATACTCGCCACTTGGAAGGCCAGCAAAGCCACTAAATCCTTTTCTAAAGACCTGTTCCGCAATGCCATGCCTGAGATGTATGAAAAGTTTGTTGTTGAACAACCCGGCGCTCGTCGCTTTCTATTGAAGTGAGGCCAGCATGGATGCGAACATCACTGCAAGTAACTATGTATCTCAGGCTGAATATGGTTTAAAGGAGTTTTTTAAAACCCATTTGCGCGGTCATCAGTATGACATTAGTCGCTTTGAAGCCGCAATGATTGCACCTATTAACGACTCCATTCATTTTGCGCTACCGGATGGCGGCACGTTATTTGATGACAACCTTAAAGGGCTGGAAGGCCAAAAGCTACGATTGCCATTTAAGAAAATCATTATCCAGTATTACGCTGGTGACAATCCAATCGGTGATCCTGTATTTGAAGTGCAGCCTTGCCCTAAGCGGGTAATTTTTGCTCAGGAGTTCAGCAAGGATTTTCTTGTTGAGAATGGGATTGAACCAGAGTTGGTGGACTTTTCAGATTATTGGATTGCTGTCACTGCCTGTTGTTTTTATTCAAACATTAAACGCTGGTTGCCTATGCCTGTGGGCGCATTTACTCCCTCAGATTGGGAAAGGCGCGGTAGTGATCAGTTTGAAACTCAGGACACTAACGGCAACATTAGGCCACCGAAGGAAAATGAAAAGGGATTGATCAACATTCCTTTTGTTATTTCTCAATCAATGTATGAAATGACGGAGAAGAAGTTTGGCGCAGACGAGGCAATGCGTATGTTTATGTACGACATTGGTGGCGAGGTAAGCGTAGTGTATGAATTATGCGAAGCCTTGTCTTGTAAGAATGTTAGCCATGAACCTATTGAGCCAGTAAACCTTGCGGCTAATGCAAAGCGAATCCGCAGAGGCAAGCTGCCAATTTATGAAACCAGAACGCTGTTTATTAAAGCACCCAACATTGTTCGAGAGCGCGAGGAAAGTAATCCAAGTGGTAGAGCTAGTCCACGACTACATTTAAGGAGAGGTCACATTCGACGATTAGAAAGTGGAAACATCTGGGTCAATTCTGCGGTTATTGGCAGAAAAGAAAATGGTGTCATTGAGAAAAATTATGCTGTTGTCCACTAAGGAGTTGATGATGAGTAATGTAGTCAATATGTCAGGCGATTCGTCGGCAGTCGCAACACTTGATCCTGCGATTCAGTCATCCATTGTGTTGCGGGGTGACTTGTCTGGCCTGAACGAAGATCAGAAGAAGCAATACTATCTGTACCGCTGCAAACAAGTCGGTCTTGATCCTGCTGCTAAACCCTTTGACTTGCTTACCTTAAATGGAAAACAAATCCTCTACGCAAATGCAAGCGCTACGCAACAGTTGTGCGCCTTACATAAACTTTCCACTCAGATTACGCATCGGGAACGTGTGGATGGAATTTACCTTGTCTCCGTTCGATGCACAGGCGCTGACGGAAGAGTTTCAGAAAATCAAGGCGCAGTGGATGTTGGGAACCTTGTCGGCGAAAGATTGGCTAATGCCATCCTTAAAGCAACTACGAAAGCGATACGGCGGTCGGTGCTTGCACATTGTGGACTCGGAATGCTTGACGAGACTGAAGTTGAAACCATCCCGGAAGCGCGAATCCAGCCGATGGTGGTGACTGAAAAGGTCGAGCCAGTACAGGTTCAAGAGCCTCCCAAGCCTGTCAAGAAGGGTGGTGTAGCTTTCCTTGTACCGTCTGGTGACACCTTCAAAGAGCATGAACGCTTTGCCAATGATGAAGAGTTTGTCAACGGCTACATTGAAATGGTGGAGCGTATTGCCAGCAATGCCAAGATGAATGCGGCTGAGAAGCTGTCAAAGATTACAGCCTTAG